GTATGGAGCAAATATCATTGTCCAAATTGTGAACAGGCAAAAGCCTTGTTAGGACAACGATCAATTCCCTTCGAAGAACGAAAGATCGGAGATGGGTATACTAAAGAAGAATTGTTAGAAGAAGTCCCTAGTGCCCGCTCAGTTCCTCAAATTTTAATTGACGGCAAGGTCATTGGCGGCATTGACGAATTAAGGACACATCTAAATGGATAAAAGTGATGACACTATTACTATAGACACAGCAGATTGGGGCGATATAAAGATCGAGGAAATTGACATGTCAACCTATAGTGCCAATTACGCTAGTCCGCCAAGTTATACTTTTTCCACTGGAGCCACTGGCGCTGTTGGCAGTATGGGATACGCCACTGGTATAAACAGCGGCATGTGGAATTCTACAATTACTGGTGTTACTGGTTCAAGTGGTTTGTATGTTCAGACTGATGCAACATTCGATGGTGATATCAAATGGAAAGGTCGTAGCCTAGGAAAATTACTAGAAACTATTGAAGACCGTCTTGCTATTCTAACAGAACCAAGTCCGGAAAAACTTGCAAAGTTTGCGGCGCTTAAAAAAGCCTACGATAACTATAAGTTGTTAGAACGATTAATTGGGGATGATGATGGATCAAACACAACTGAATAAAATTGCAACCTTAGAGAAACAGTTGGCCACTGCATTGCGTCAACTAAGTGAATTGAATCAACGAGTAAGTTATCTTGAAAGGGAAAACAGTCGTCGTAAAACTGAACTAGGCCAAGTAACTTCTGCATTATCCAGGGGTTGAAATGAACGACAACTTAAAACATTTTATACAAGATCATCGAATTAACATACTCGATGATAACAAACGTGCTCATAAGCACACTCGTATGCACACGAAATTTTTTCAGTTTCCTAATGACTATAATGTCATGACGGCAATGGACGCTATGCAGTACGAAACTGAAAGATTGTACACTATAGAAGTATCTGAAAGCGAGTTGACTCGAATTGCAGAGTTTGAATCAGAAGTGTTCAACAATATGAAAAAGCAGGGCCATTATAGACTGTTTGAAAATTTAATGGAACAAAAAGAACAAGAAAAGTATTTGAAAAACAAATACCCGGCAGTAAAGAAAGCCTACGAACATTATAGTCTCATGCTGAAACTAGCAGAGACTGGTGAATTATAAAAGGAAAAATATGTTATTAAAGAAACCAATGGCAACGGGTGATGTTGTCAGTATTAAATTAAGCAATGGGGATGAGTTGATTGCTCGTCTTGATTCAGATGACGCTACTACAGTTACTATCGATCGTCCACTTGCGTTAACTATGCAAGGCGGTGGTCTAGGAATGGTTCCGTGGGTGTTACTAGGAGATAAAGATTCTATCACTATTCAAAGAAGTCATATTTTTGCCATCGTGCCTAGTAAGAAAGATGCAGCCGATCAATACCTAGCCGGTACTACTGGCATTGCATTAGTCTAAGGAAAATAAAATGCCAGCACAAGTAACATATCCTCAAATGATTGCAGCCTTTAAGACTTGGTACGGCCAAAATAAAACCAGACCGTCGAGCACTGTGCAAGTCGACGGACAGGATGCTGTAAGAAAATCTAGCTTTGGAGAAATGATTGCATCGGGACTTACTTCATTAGCTGTATTTGCTGCTGGTGCCAGCTTTGACTTTATCAAAGGCGGTCCAGCTGGATTGGATAAATTTTTAGATACAATACCAAAAGAAATTGCCGAGCCGGCAAAAGCCCTAGTAGCCAGTGCCGGTAAAGTATATGACGACTTCAAAGACGGTATTAACTCTGTTATTCCGGCTGGTAGCAGTATTGAAACATTCAGAGATGCAATTGGCGGTGTAGGTACTTCTATTTCGGAAAATTTTATTAATCCGTTAGGGGATGTGTTTACAGGATTCAAGGATGCGTTGACTGGTGATGCTACTACGCTGAACAATTTGAATGCGATTTATACTTTGCAAGATAATACATTGGCCGCTGCATTGGCCAGCGGAGCATCATCTCTTGGAACAGGAATTAGCGATGTTATCGATAGCGCCAAGGCATGGACTGATGAGATTACATTGGGGGAAGATTTTACGTTGAAAGATGCATTTCAAGCAGTGAATGATGCTCCTACTAATTTTATGGCAACTTATTTGGGAATTGGAGAAGTTCCTGCATTAACCGATTTAGTCGGCACATTAGTTAGAGAAGATCTAATTAGTGACTACACTGGTGCAAAAACAGCAGAAGAAAAAGCGGCATTGGAATTAAGGCAAGCTGCTGCAATTAAATTTCCAACATACACAGCTGATGTAGAAGGCGTTCCGACAACTTTGGTAAATCCAGATATAGCAGCACTGAGTGCATTGGGAATAGAAACAGCAACTTTAAGTCCGTCTGAGCAGGCGGCAATTTTATTGGAGTATGACGAGCGTATTACTTCCTATACTACAGCATTGGCTGATTTAGGTTTAGCTAGCGATGCAATAAAAGATCAAGTTCTTTCAGATAAACGAAATGTGGTATTAGGACAAAAAGCACAATCATCAGTAGATAATATCGGAGTTGTGGCTAGCGAATATAATTCAATCAAAGATCCCGAACAACGAGCTATCTATGAAAGGACGCTAAAACCCGAAGTACTGGCAACTACTAAACAAATTGCGCCATTGATGGATACGGTACTTGCTAGTAGTAGCCCATTTCCGACTATTCCGACCGAGACATAATTGGTAAAATTATCAGTTGACTAACTGGTAAATTCAGTGTATTATAAGTGCATAGGAGATTAACATTATGAACGCTGAAAACACAATTACGCAACTTAAACTTTGGTGTATTGCCCAAACTGGAAATGAACAAATTTGGGAAAACAAAGGTGCTACCTATCATTGGAACCGTGGCAAAGATACTGCCACTGGACTAGTAAATGGGGTAGTACGAAAGTTAGCAGGTATTGATGCTACTGGTCATCAAATTTGGGTAGTAGCCGGATCATTTAAGATCGATCCCACAGGTACTATTAATAGATTCACTGGCATTCCTAAAAAGACCCAAAAGCTATTTGAAGCTAGTCAACCGATTACTACTCCACAACTAGCAACCGTTTAATTATGAGTATGCATTTGCACCATCCTAGCCTTTCCATGACTGGAAAAAAGCGAGGCAAAGTTAAATTTCGAAATGCTGAAGAAGCACAGAGGGCACGTAACTTGGATAAAGAATGGAATGAACTCCAAAAGAAGTGGGGTGTTGAAGCAGAAGAAAAAAAACGCAAACGTGCAATGTCTGCTGAACCCTTAAATTATTCTCTAGTAAGTCCTAATCAACGGACTACTGCACATATACCAAGTCGGGGTGACAGTACTGGCAACGCTGTACTCAAACCCAATCCAGTATATACTGGTACTAAAGTTAAAGGCATCGGTACCATGCATAAGAGCAATGCTGTGCCTATCTTTAGTGACGAAGAAGCAGTGGCCATTGCAAGTATGCGCCGATAAATATTAGATGAAACCAACATTAAATGAAAAATTCTTAGCGTATCTTGCATTATTCAGTGGTATAACTCTTTCCATTGTAGCAGAATATTATAGTATTCTTGGTCTTACCGCTATCTTCTCGGCCGCAGTTATTCCTGTAATCATTATGGGAATTGCACTAGGTGTCGGTAAAGTTACTGCAACACTATGGTTAAAACAGAACTGGGATATAGCCCCCTGGAGTATTCGAACCTATCTGCTGTCTGCCATTGCGGTATTAATGCTAATAACCAGCATGGGTATCTTTGGATTCCTAAGTAAAGCACACAGTGACCAAAGTCTAGTTAGCGGTGACGTACAGAGTAAAATTGCAGTCTACGACGAAAAGATTAAAACCGCAAAGGAAAACATCGATGCTAATCGCAAAGCACTTAAACAGATGGATGAGGCGGTGGACCAAGTTATGGGTCGCAGCCAAGATGAAAAAGGTGCAGATAAAGCAGTTGGACTACGCCGAGCACAACAAAAAGAACGTGTCCGTTTGCAATCTGAGATCTCCACCGAGCAGAAAACTATTGCTAGTCTCAATGAAGAAAGGGCGCCGATTGCCGCAGACGTTCGAAAGGTCGAAGCGGAAGTTGGCCCAATAAAATACATTGCACAGTTTGTTTACGGTGAGACAAACGAGGGCCTACTGGAAAAAGCAGTAACCTGGGTAATCATTATCCTTATTGTGGTATTTGATCCGCTGGCAGTTATTTTACTGCTGTCTAGTCAAATTAGTTTTCAAAACTTTCGTGAACGAGAACAAGAATTAGTGGAGGGTAACAGCCCCGGAGGGACCACCGAGGTCGTAGACCCAGAGCCGCCTACTGTTACAGCACAACAAGAGATAGAGCTAGTCAGCACAGCCACCGTTACTACATCTATATTTGACCAGCATCCCTACCTTCTGGAACCATTTGTACATTTCAAAGACTTAGAACCAATGGTGCATAGGCCAGAACCAGTAGTAGAGATACCCGATGTAGAACGTCCAGGAGATTATATTAAACCTCCCGAACCAGAAATTGTGCCTGCCCCTGTAGAAGAACTAATTAATAGTGTCGATATTGATTGGGATAATATTCCGCCAACTCAGGAATACATTTTCGTCAATGGGCAAAACATGTCGATTAGAGCTGCCAAAGACCTATATGGTCCCAAGCACTTGATTTCTAGTAGCTATGTTCAAAATGAAGAACAGACCCAAAGTGGCCGCTGGAATAAAGTTATAACCGAACAAGAATACAGATCTAAAGCAGAACACAACTTAAAAAATGAGTCTAGCAATAACACTAATAACACCCCCTGATATTTTCGAGAACGATAATCCTAGCATCTTCTTAATAAATTTAACTGAAGAACAACAAGACAAAGCAACTGCATGGCTTGCTGCCAGTCCTAAGGATATTGAACTTAATATCTATTTTTTACAGAATGAAATGCACCCAGTATGGTTTTTC